TGGTCGGGGGGATAACTGCCCCGTGTGGGTTATCCGTACCGTCCGGCCGCCGATGGTGACAATGCGCGGCTCTTTCAGGACCCGTTGAGTGGTCCCGAATTCGATCAGGTGGGCCAACGGGGAAGATGACCCGACATACACGGTGACGCTCGACCTGTCGTAACGTCCCTTGCGCTGAGACTTTTTGAGCGATTGCGATACCTTGATAGAATCTCTGAGGTGCCCCGAGTCAACGGGGACGTTGGTCTTGGCATCGCTTACTACCGGACTGCCCGCATCTTTCAGGGCGTTACGGATAGCCCCTTTCTGCATGGAGATAGTAGGCAGCTGGTCAAGGGCGTTCATTAGTTCTTTCATGCCCGTGAGTTCGAATTTGAAAGCGCTCTTGCTCATTCCGCCCGTCCCTTCGCCAGTATTTCCCACCCTTCGCGCCTGCCGATCTCAAGCACGCCCTGCACGTCGTAGGTGATACCGTCGCAGATGACCCTGTCCAAAGGAGTGAGGTCTTTGCGGTAACGAATCTTGAATCTTTCCTCGACTTCCGCGACCGTCTGCATTGCCGCATACCTTTCAAAACCTCTCACGGGGATTTTCTCGGCCCATACCGTGGCAAGCGTTGTCCACGTTTCCACGGGTTCGCCGTAGTCGTTCTCTGTAGCGGTCTTACGCTGAAGAGTCAAGCGTCTGTCGAGTCGTCCGGATCTCACTTAAAATTCCTCCCAGAGACGAAGTGATGCGAGGTAGTTTTCAGCCGTCTTATCCTTGACAACGGATTGCCCTATGATGTCCTCCCCACGGTTCGCGTACAGTTTCGCGCAAATCATCAGGCAGGCAGACGTGATCCTTTTCGGTAGAAGATTCGCCGCGGTCCAGCCGCACACAAATTCAATGGTGATGGGATTCGACGGGTACGGAACAAATGACGGCCAGCTTTTGCCATAAGCAAGGACGAGACGCCCGTAACCTTCACCGTTAGTTTCGACGATATAGTCTGTTGTGACGGTCATTGTATGTTCCGTACCGTCGCTATCCTTATATTTCACGCTGGTTACGCTTTGGAGATTGCCGTAAGGTAAGCGGATGAAATTCTTCAGAGGAAAGGAATCAAGGTAATATTCATACGTGGCAGTCAATAACTGTCTGCTCGTAATATCCTCGATGCGTTCCCTTGCCGTCGCTATCGCCCTGCTAAGCCAGTCGTCCTCGATGGTGTCATGGCCAATGGTGAGGATGTCGGCCCCGAACTCGCACGCCGCGACGAGGACCTTTGCCACTACCCGGGTGTACGCCATAGATCCGGTGTACTGTTTCTCCTGAATGGCGTTATCATTGTCAGCCTTGACCTGAGTGAAGGCCCCGCCTGTCCAATCGGTCCATGTCGCGTTATCGTTCGACTCCTGGATCTTGGCGTCGACTGTGCCGCCCTCCCCTACCGTCCCGGCATTGAGATTCACTATGGCCGTCTTGCCGAGAACGGACACGCCCGCGCCCGTGTGGGTCGTGTAATTGTCGGCGACGGCGTGAGAACCGGGAAGAATGGACTGTGCCGTGGTCAATGCCGTGGCGATATCGTCGGAGTCCTGGTGGAGGTGCAAGAGGAGCTCGGTGAGGGTGGTGGGTTCTAATGTCGGAGCGGTTTTGAGGAGTACGCGCATTTACGGCCTCACGAGCATGAGCTTTATTGCTACCGTGGCATTATTAACATCGTTACCCGACAGGACCAGCGAGAGGGCAGAATTGACCGGGACACACGCTTTCTGCCCGGTCGTGCTGTCGATGGTTGGATAGGCGGTTTCAGTGTTTGCCGTGTCCCTGTTCGCGCCTGCACCGCCGAGAATATCCACCCCGCCCGCCGTGTTAATCACTATGTCGTAATCGTCGGTAGGCGCGGTTGTGCCGGAGTCGGTTTCCATGGAGCAGAGGAAATAGCCGAGTACGTCCGTTTCGACAAGGGCGACGGTGGTGCCGTGGGTATCGTCCTTGATTGAGACGGTGAGGACCTTATTTTTCGCGAAATCAGAATTGTTGTCCCAAACCGTGTTATAGGATGTCGTGTATGTCCCGGTACCGACGCTCAACGCTATGGCCGGTACCAACAGCACGAGGAGTATTGCAAGGATGGACAGTCTTTTCATTTATGCCTCCATTTCGGTTCTGTCTTTTAAGCCAAAGATGATGATCGCCAGCAGTGCCGTCGGTGCCGTGTGCATGACGTGATTGCCGATGGAATCGATGATGATCGCAAGGAAAGCGGCCTGCAAGCGTCTGTCGCAGGGCCTTCTGAATGACGTGATTATATAAGCGGCCACGATACATAAGCCGATGATGCCGAGATTAAAGAGCAGGTACACGGGCTCGCTGTGCAACTCGTTCCCGGATCTCCAGAAAACGCCGGGACCCACTCCGAAAAGGATCGTTTGCCAGCTATTACTCATCTTTGTCAGCGCATCGACCCAATAGGACCAACGCTCAACAAGAGACGCAGGGGTTTTGAACAGTACGAAATAGGCGATTGCCGGGATAATCGAAAGACCGGCGCCCTTCCATCCCCACCGGTACCATGCGCACGATATAATGGCGGCAGCTACTGCCGTGCTGGTCTTTGCGCAGAAAAGGGCAAGACCGATGACGGGAAGAAAGATCCACCATCTTTTCCTGATGAAAAACACCGCCGATATGGCGATGAAGGCCGCGAAGAAGTTCTGATTGCCGAGGGTTGCTACTGGAGGGCCATGCCCAACAAATACCTGAATGAAGCCCATGGCGATGATGATAAGAACGAGGCCGCATATCCACTTATAATAAGTGTCCAGGGGCCCGCGGCTATTCCGACAGGCCAGATAGAGTACGAACCCTGAGATCACAAATATCATCGAATGAATACTCTGAAAGATTATTTCATCCGGGATAATGCCGAAGGCCCCTGCCGACAGAAGGTAGGCGAACCAGCAGGCTACATAGACACCGAAGGTCGACAAGGAAAGATTGCCGGACAGGACCGATATGGCCACCAAACCAGAAAGAATCAAGGCATAGGCATGGCCATAGTGAACGTCCGGCCCGAACACGGTCAACGTGGTTATAAACAGTCCTGAAATGAGGAGAAGGGGGGTTTGTACCCCCCTATTATCCTTAGTGTGTTGCATCCGCCGTCACCCGGACGTAATCTGAGCCGTTGTGCAGAACAATCGCCGTCTTGCCGGTGGCGATCGATACACCACTCCCGCCCGACTTCTTGATCGTAACGGTACCGAGGCCCGCATTGCGCACAATGTAGACCTTGCCTGATGTGTCGGGGGCTATAATGCTGGCGTGGCTGCCGCTGCTTGTCGTTAGAAGGGCGCAAACAGCCTCAGCGGTGGATAAAACCCAATCTTCAACAGCCAATATGACATGGGAAGCCGCCAGCCCGATATTAAAGCCGGTTATCTTGCCGCCGTCCTCGATGTTAATCGCGCTGCCCGACGGCACGACAATGGCCCTGTTGGCCGCGTCCCATTTATTGATAATATTTCCCGACACATCCTTGTAGACAAGGTTTCCGTCCTGGCCCTCAGCCGTGACGTTGTTAAGTTCTGCCGCCCAAAGAGTAGTCGCTACCAAGAGCAACGCCACAACAAGGACGGCTATCACAGAGCGCTTCTTCATGATGCCCTCCCTTCATCGTCGGTGTTCGCATCATCCTGTCCCGCTTCTACGGGTGTTTCAGCCGGAGCCTTCATCTCTTCTATCGCTGTCAAAAGCTCCTCTCTTACTGAAGCAATGGCCGGAGTGACTTTTTTTTCCAGAATTTGTTCAACGAGCGCGG